GGTCTCGTCGAACCCGAGTGGAGAAGGGGGAATATCAGTTAGGAGCAATAGCGTGTTGAAACTCAGGGTATAGGGAAACAAGACGCTCAAGAACTCGCTTGATATTCTCCATGTCATTAGTTCCCACCGGTGCCGTGGCAACATGAGCCCAGCCGAGTTGGTAAGGGGCTGGTACGAAGGGGTTGGCATAAGTCGAACCGCAGCCTCGTAGGGAGTGCCAGATTCGATATTGTAGTTCTGTCGCCGCGATCTGATCGCGTATTCGCTGGTCCATTGTAGCACCATCCCGCGATTCGTGTTCGCGACATAGGTGATCTGCCCCGTGTACTGCCCGCCGAAGTTGGCCGGCAGGGTGTAGTCGCCAGAACAGGCGAAGCTGAATGGAGCAGAAAGCTGTCCGCTTCCAGTCGTGTTAAGTGAAGCGGATACCAGGTTCATGTACACGGGGCCGAGGGCCGCGTTGAACGTAAGGGTGTATAAGTACCCGTTGTTAGAACTCACCACGGTACAGCCATTGGTCCCAAGTACGTTACTCGCGTTGAACTTACCCTCCATGTCTCCAGCAGAGTCGTTGACCTGAAACGAATTGGCGACAACTGTACCGAGTTTCGCTGTGGTGAAGGATACTACAATCGCCCCATCCCCGGTAGTCGCAAACGGCGAGATCGTGATCGTATTGGTCGCGACTGTTACGGTGGGGGCCGTCGCGTTGCCGTCCACAATCAGTTGGGTTGGGCTTATGTACCGGAGGACAGTAAAAGGCTGACCGATCAGATCACCCGTGAAATCCTCGTCGATGGGAAGATACCAGCCTGGCGTAGTCGGCGGGGGATTGCCATTCAGCCATATCTGCCGCAACTCCATCGAAGCGAGGAATCGCGGAACGTAGCTGGTGTCCCCATCCGTATAGCCGAAGGACGGCGTAGGCAAAGGGTTTGGCTGCGGCGGACCTCCGTTGGGATACGCATCAGTGCCATAGGGCGGAGCAGGCGGGGTCTGGAGTGTCAGGAGCGTGCAGCCGGTGTACGTCACCCCGCCGACCGTGGGGTTATATGTCAACGCGACGAAGGTGTTTCCGGTCGGGTCATAGCTAATCTGCGGCCAGAGATCGACCTGAGCAACGACATTGAGCCACCGCCAGCCCGCTCCCTTCGGCCCGTCGTTAATCATCTTCCTGACTGCCTTGTTCACGATCCCCTGACACAGGGCCAGGTCGTGGGCGTCAACAGGAACCTGGGGAGCCCCCGTGCCATCTGCCCCATAGTAGCTGCATCCGAGCTTATAAGCCACTTCCAGGATCAGATCATTGAACGTCATTGCTGACGTGGGCTCAAGGATCGGATAGGATGGAATTGGAAGGTTTGGATCGGTCGGCATGTTCTTCTCTCTAGAACTAAGCGGGCCAGCCAGCCTTCGCCGACTGGCCCGCAGTCTCAAACGTACCCGGTTAAAGGTACATACGATCAGGGAACCAGGAGGGCGGCCGTCCGCTCGAATCCGACATTGAGAACAGGCTGGCTGGTGCCAAGGGCTTGTAGCTGCACAACACCAGCGAAGTCACTCACCGTGTCCATGGCCGACGTGATGACGATCTTCGCCACCTGTACGCCATTGACATAGTAGTACAGGTACTGCTGGCCGTCGTAGCGGACTCCCAGTTTCACGAAACCAGTAGCCCCGCCGCTGACGCCGACTGAGGGCGGCAGACCAATGGCCAGAAGCTGCTGGGGCGTCTGAGCCGTCGCGTAGCCGGCGGGAGTTGCGTTGGCCGTAGCGGTCGCGATCAGGGCACCGGCCGGAACTGTGCTGGTGACCGTGTACCCGAGCGGGTTTGCACTGTTGGGGTACTGGGTGATCGTGGGAGTTAGTACGCTAGCAAGAACCAGGTTGATCGTACTCGGCGTCAACGCAGTCTGGATGTTGTTCGCCCATACCGCATCGAAGTTGGTGGGTGCATCCGCGTGCAGCCAGAAACCATACAGGGACTGACCGCCGCTCGTGGTGCCGATCAGGTTACTGTTCTTGGTCGCTGAAGTCACCGAGATCAGATGCTTGCTCGACAGGGCAGCCGCGTTGGCGATACCAACGAACACCCCGTTCACGGCACTGATGGAACCCACGGACACCAGGGCTTCAAACCAGATTTTCTGGCCGGAGCCGGGAGCAACCGGGCCAAGGGGTCGGGTCGCAATAGCCGCATCGTCCAGGGTCGTCGCACCCGTGGTCATACTGATGACGCTATCATAGTGCGAGTTGTAGGTGAACGTGCCGGAGTCGATGTTCCAATTCGGGGCTGTCGCGAGGGGAAGAGCAGCCTTGAAGTCTTTGAAGTCGAAGTAGCCGGAACCCTCGTCGAGAAGTTCCTGGCTGGAGCAGTCACCGAAGATGCTACCCGAGGGAGCATTGAGGTTGTTCTGCTGGGAGAAGCCGATAATTCCGTAAGCCATGATTGTTACCTCAGAAGTCGTTGTGGTTTACACCCGATCCCGTTAGGCCGAGATTGGGTTGTGGATGACGAAGCCCGCCGTACGACGGTTGATGCACAAGTTGTTGTGCGAACCGTCAAGGAACACGGTGAAGGTCGTGTGCTGTCCACGATCCACCATCGGCTTGCTCTCTTCCATCCAGTAGCCCTCTTGCACGATGGGCTGAATGCGGCTCCAGTCAACACAGAAGATCGGGTTGATCTCCTGAGTAGTGGCAGCCGTGGGGCCAGTCGCAACGGTATAACCGTCCAGTTGCGGGATGTACACCACGGGCATACGGTTGAAATGGACCACGCCGTCAAAGCTGTGCAGCATTTTGCCAGCCAGTTCGGCCGGCTCGCTCGCGTCATCCCGCTTGTCACCCAGGTCTTCCAGTTCGGTAACAACGTCGTTGGCCGCGTACAGTTCGATCAGGCTGCCCACTTTATCATTGCCGGGCTTCTCCACCATCTTCGGAGGATTGAACCGGGTGGTACGCACGGCTGCCCGCAGCTTTCGGAGCAGGTTGTTGTCAATGCGAGTGTACACGTCGGCGTAGTTGTTCCACTTCGGCTCGGAGGCGGCGTCGATGCCGGCACAGACGGTGCCCGTGCTGCCGTTCTGGTATCGGATGGTCTGGCCGAAGAATCCGCCAGCGGTAGAACCTGCGTTGAGGAAGTTCAGGTAATACGGAACACCAAACGGATACAGCGTATCGGTCGAGGACACGGGAGTGGACCAGCCGCGAGTCTCGATCAACTCTGCCAAGTCCCACAGCCGTTCAACACGCCGAGATTCCATCAGATCGATGAAGCCCTTCACGCTGTTCTTGTTCCGCATGATTTCGAGAACGTCCCACGAATAGTCAGTCCCGATCTGCGTCCAAGGGACGTTAATCTGAAACTGGCTCTGATCCACCGTGGGTTGGTCGGTATCAAACAGCCGGCGATAGTGGGCACGGCCATGACGGTCGAGGATCACGTTGCGTTGGATGGACGTACCGCCATCGATTGCACGCTTCTCTTCCTGATAAATCTGGCAGAACTTGTAGTTCTGGGAATCCCACATGACCTCAAACTGGTCTTTGGGGAGATCGCGGAGAGTGGTGGCAATCAGGTCACTGAGAGCATTCTGGTCAACAGGCATTGGAAGCTCCACATCTTAATTACTCGAGAACACCCCGGCCAGACTCTTACCAACTCTCGTCTCCAGTTCTTTGTGAGGGTTGCCCCCCTTCGCGGAACTGGATCGACTTGACGGCTTGAGCGAGATCGCGGCGTTGCGGGTCTTGGCTGCCGCGACAATTTCTTGCCGGACAGCTTTGGTTTTTACGGGACCGGAGACGGAATCATGGGCCATTGTCAGGGCGTCATCCAATGACAGCGTTCTCCCCGATACTCTAGCCCCACGGATCAACAGGTCCGCAGTCTCCAGCACTTTTTGTCGGGATGCCATCTGCTCGGGTTTCAAGTCCGCAGCAGTCTTGCCGTAGGCGTCGGCGTACTCGGCAAGGTCTTTTCCACCGAAGAAACTATCAATCTGGCCGCTCAGTGTCTGCATCTCCGCCTGACGCTGACGTTCCTGGGATTGCTTCATCCAGGGCATAACTTGATTTGCAAATTCAACAACCTTGTTGACTTGTTCAAGCTGCTGGACGAACGGCTCTTTATCGCCGTAGGCCTTCTTCAGGGCCGCGATGTCGATGACGGAGAATTTCTCCGACACAGACGATGGCGGGGGCTGGACCGCAGCCTGTTGGGCATCAGATTGCTGTTTCGCAAGCCGGCCCATTTCACTCATCCGGCGAGTTTCCTCATTCCGGTTTTCGTGAAATTTTGCCGCAGTCCGAAGGAAGTTGGCCGGGTCTGCCTTGTAGGCCGACGCGATTTCATCTTCCGTCCACCCATAGGCTTTTAGGCTACGGGCATACGCCGCAGGAACGACTTGTGTGGCGGGGATGGCACCGGGGGTAGGCTTAGGGGCCTGCTCGGTAGCAGCCGCTTCGACAGAGACTTCCGCTGGCTTCTCTTCGCCGGTCTTCGGATCAGTGACCGTTGCGGCCGGCTCAACGACTGTGTCGTCGTCAGCGTCTTTGAACACGCTGGAAAACTTGGAACCGACCGATGCCTCTACAGCACTTCGTTCGGTTTCAGTTGATCTCGGGGCTTCAACGGACGTTGAAGACGCCGGATCGGAATTGACCGGGGTAGGGGTTGATTCAACCGCTGCCGGTGTGATTTCATCTGCCATAATTTATCTCCCGCTCTCTACGAAGGTAGTGTACCACACGTCCGATAACAAGTCAACCCCTTTGTCACCGTTCAACAAAATGGGCGACCTTTAACGCTTTTAACTTCTCGTGTCGGGACCGGGCCACGGGCACGCCGAATAGTGGGTTCTCGGGATCATCGCTGATATTCACGCCGGCCTTTTGCATTTCCTGAATCTCTTCGGTCGTGTTGCAGGCGATGGAGAACATTTCTATCGGGGCAGAGAACTCCCGCATGGAAGAGTGGACCCGCGACACCTGCTTCTCATAGGTCGGCTTGTGACACTCGGGACACTCGACCAGGGGATTGTCGTGTATGTGCTGGTACTCCGTATCGGCGAACTGGCACGAGGCACATTTGTATTCGTAACATGGCATATATCCATCTCCCATCATCTGTTCGGGAACGCCCGCTTCAAACCCTGCGAGGCGTGTAAACGCTTCTTCGCGGCGGGCGAACCCTTGACATACCGGGGAAGGGCTGCATCGTTGGGGGTCTCCTTCTCCCACTCCGCCGCCATCTTCGGCATGTTAGCGTGCATGTACCGGCGTTGTGCTTCTGACTTAAATGGCATGGCACCGCCCAGCAGCGATCTCGCCGTGCAACCACCCGGCTGCCCCACGATAGATGTTCAGGTAACCCGCCCTGTTGTATAGCTCACAATCTTCGCCGACGATCTTCCATCGGTACACGAAACCGGGAAATTTGTAGAACATCCGTTGCCTCACTTCCCTTTGGGAAACGCTTTATTCAAACCCTTTAATGTCTCGGCGAACCTGGCCCGCTGACCCAACTTCCCGCCGGCCGTCGCGGCACTGGCAAGTTTCTTCGCGGGGATTTTCTTCCCCTGCGGAACACCGAGTTGCTTGTGCAATGCACCCGGATGCTTGATCGCTCCTTTGATCCAATTCTTACTCATGGTCAGTCTCCTTGTTCTGCCTTATCGCCTTGGGATGTACTGTTGGCACCGGCCTTTTCAAAAGGGGTTTTGCCGCCGCTGGTCGGAAACGCTTTGCCAAGACCCTTCTTCACCTTGCCGTGCATCGACTTAGCTGAAGACTTCACGGCCTGCTGACCCTGTTTCACCTGGTTCTGAAGGAACTGGTGGGCAGCGGCGTGCCGGGGAGGGTCACTGGTGATATCCGCGTGATCCTGAAGAGTTTGTGCATCCGCTTTCACCTTGTAGTGATCGGGATGGTCCGGGTCCATGATGTCCTGCGTCTCGCTACTGTTTGCCATTTCTTGTTCTGCTGCCATTGAAATTCTCCGTTAGGGTAACGTTGGTGGACCTTGCGGGGCAACCTTGAGGGCGTTATTCATTGCTCGCCCGATAAATCGTTGGCTGTCCTGAGCCCCCTGTTGTGCCCCTTGATTCTGCTGCACTTGCGGACCAGGAGGCGGAGCCTGCACCTGACCCGGCTGTCCGTTTTGCAAAACACCGTTCAGCAAACCAGGGTTTGGCTGGCCCGGTATCTGCCCCTTCTGGGGGCCGTTCTGTCCTTGTGCCCCCATACCCATCTGCATCTGCATTGCCATCTGCTGCTGGAAGGCGGGATCATAGAGAACTTCGTCCATCCACATTATCCCCATGTCGCGGGCCATCCGCAGCAATAGGGCCTGGGCGTTGAGGGGCATACCCATAGACATGCCGACTTGAGCCGCCGCCATTACCGCCGGCAGCACCTGTTGACACAGGGACATTTCCTGTTGCAAACGCACCTTGCTGTCCACCCGCCCCATCGACTCGGGCTCAATCGTAAACACAAAGTCTATGTAGTTCCCCGCCTTCTGTTCAGGGGTCAGGATAACTTGAACGTCCTGCATCGTAGGTGGGGCCATCCAGGGTACTCCGGCCGGCCCAATCTGAATGCCGCCGGGCTGAAGCTGCCGCTGGGTAAGCGGGACGTTCATCAGGGGATCAGTGTGGAAGTACCACGCACGCTTGCGAGCCTCAGAGGCGGCGAAAATGTACAGGGCATCCTTGCAGTCTTCCAGGCCAATGCCGCTATTCGCCTGAAGGATGTTTGCAGCCGTAGCGGACTTGGCTTCGATGTTCTGGCCCCCAACCTGATTCGGGTTAGACGCCATCATGTTGAACCACTGCTCCAGGGACGCCAGATGGTTCACATTGCTGTTCTGCTGGCCTCCAAAGCTGATAGTCTTGACGCCATCGGGATCATCAACAGCCACGGCTTCCCCGTCGCCGGCATCCTTCAAACTCTCCGCGTCGTCTGCCGAGGACCGCTTGTAGGTGACGATATCCTTTTGCCGTTCAGCTTGCTCCACCACCTTCTTCGCCATTCGATTGGCGAGAACATGGAGGTCATACCATATCCCGACTTGCGGAACAGGTAGAGGGTTTCCAGGAACGGGAGGAGAGAAGGAGAGGAGCGTATACGGCCCCTCTTTAACCCCGTAGTAATCAGCGACTCGGAGGTAATCGTCAAAGGTGATGTCTTTGTCACCAGGAACAGTGACGATGGAGTTTGCGGCCGGGACAAAAATTTCGTAGACTGTAACCTCATCTTGGAGATCGTAGTTTTCATCCTTCTGTATGTTCTTCATGCTTAGGTCTTCGGCCGCACCCTCCTGGACCTTTCCACCAGCACGAGGCAGACGCTCGATGAGATCATTATTGTAGAGCCCGCTGTCCAGCAGCATCTGACGAGGAAGCGTTACCCGGTCGCCCATGAATGTCGCGTCCCGGAACATGTGCTCCCGGCTCGACGGATCGATTACGAAGTTGTCGAAATCGACGGCTTCGGTATACACGGTCCCGTTGTCCACAGTGTCCTGGCCCATCTCATCATCGAAGACGTACACGCTGTCCGACTGGGCGAGTCCGGTCTTGCAGATTCCGAGGGTGAACATGGCATCCACAATGCAACGACGGTATATGTCCCGGATGTTGACCTTCCGGTCATGTTGGTCCAGGGCGAGTCCCAACAAGTTTGCGTATTGCCGCACCGCAAGGTACGGCGTCTCGATAGTGTGCTTCGGGAAGTTCATCACGAGATTAGGGAGCAACACCCGAATGGCATTGTGGATCAGGTTAATGGGACGCGATCCTACTGTTCCCGACGAGCAATCGTACCACGCACCAACATATTCCTTCAGGAAGTGAACCCGTGCGGCTCGGAACTTTTCCAAGCGTTCGGCTCCACGCTGTACTGTCTGCTGAAACTTCTGAGGCTTGATGTCATCCAGGATACTCATACATAGCTCCCATCCATATGCAGAACTTGCCCGATCCGTGGTAGACCATCCTTGTTCTCTTTGCGGGTCTTTCGCCATTGCTCTAGGCGATGGCCGAAGCATCTCTCGGGAGTCGTGGACTTCTCAGGGCGTACTGTGCCGCCGGAGTTCCCCCACACCCAGGTCAGCAACATAGTTGCGATGACTCGGTCACCGTGGGCCTTGCGGGCGGCGTCCGGCTCACTGACCAAAGCTGCCGGACCAATGCCACCACCGTCATAATGGATATAAGACAGGCACTCCGTAAGCGACTGGGACGAGCGATCAATGATCTTACCCGTTGCGTATGCTCGACGAAGTACACCCAACGCTTCCGCCTTCTTATCCGTGTTGCTTCGCCATCCATACCTCTTTCCGATTCTCTGGCGTAGTGTTCCTGGTTGACGATCAAAATAAAGGTTTGGGTACCTAAGAGTATGTACCAGCACCCGCTGAAAGTCGATACCAGGGTCACCGTTATTTTCCCAAATGACCATTGGCCTCTTGTCACGTCCCCCGGCCCATAGGGCAGCAGCGGCGACGATCTTCGCGAACTCATACGGCGGTGTATTCGCATCTGCATATTCAGCGACCTTCTCGTGGGTTTCGTTGCAGCCAATCACGCACACGCTGTTTGACGCCCCCTGTCCCTTGCTGATATCGGCCGCGACCGTGTAGGTCTTCGATTGCTCGGGGCGACCGCTGACGAGAGGGCACCAGATTTTCCACGGCCCATCCGTGCTGGTGTAACTTAATGTAGTGCTGTCGGAGGATCGCAGGGCCCTCACCACCAATTCATCCGTTAGCGTTCTCTTGAACGCAATCGTCTTCCGAACCCGAGGGGGCCGAGCCAGCAGCTTCTGGTGCTCCAGTATGATCGCATCCTCAAAGAACCGCTCCCCGCTGCCTAGGTGGTCGGCATCGATTTCAGTAGCGACCTCTTTCGGGGAGGACGCCCGGCACTGTGCATCGTACCATGGGGATCGCATCTTCCATCGTCCCAGGGCATCCTGGGCCGCGTATAGGCCCTTGGCCTTCTCGGGTGACGCCCACCACATCAGTTCCGACACCGGCACCATACCGCTCAGGCGTAACTTGCTGAAGGCTGTACCTGAACCGAGTGGGGTTGAACAGAATAGCCGGCATGCTGTCACCGCCTTTGTGGATTGGATGATGGACTCCGCTTCGGGAATCTTGGCGACTTCATCCAGGAAAATATAATCGCGACGGTCAGAGCTACCTGCCGCTGCGTTGCTCGACTCGCCATCGATACGCGAGCCGTTGCTGTGATTCACAAGATGTAGTTTCTTCCGGCCCATAAGTGGAAGAAACCAGGCCGGCAACCGGTTAAGTATGTAGTCGATCTTGCCGAACAGAGTACCAGGGTCCGCGAGCCGGCCGTTCGGATAGTTGTTGACCATGCCATCAAGCTGATCGATCACGTCTTCCTTACGACTGATGAACAGGCCAGACGTGTGCGGCTTGAACAGGAAAGCCCAGGTCGCGGCCGCAATGTGCAGCCAGGTGGCTCCCATGTCTCGGGACTTATCAGTCAGATTCTCCTCGCCGTCTTCGATGCACTGCACCAGCCGTTCAAACAGCTTTGCCTGCTCCGGCCACAGGCAGAATGGGACGTGCTTCTCTTCGGCCTGTTGTAAGATACCGTTGACACCTACATTGAAGACCCGGAGCGTAAAGCAGAAGGCCAAAACGAAAAACTCTGCGGACTGAGAGCAGGCCGTGTAGAGATCAGTCTGGAGTAACGGGTCCGTCTCCGCCATCTCCAGGAGGTCCGCACGCCACAGGAGATTCTTTGTTGGGTCGAGTGGAACCCGCATACCCGTGATCGGGCAGGTCCAGGACTCTGCCAGGACCGGCTCTTTGATATCAGGCTGTGAGGCAAAAGAGTTCATGTCTTGATGGCGTTTACACGTTCGACTGCCAAGGCCCGGACCCGTTCAGCGGCCGAGGGTCCCTTCTTCTCTTCGACTTGTGCCGTACCGGGTTTGCCGGCCAACTGCTCCAGCAGAGACTTGCTGATTGTCAGGTTCGGCTCGTGAACAACCTTGCGGGCATAGCCGCATTCGTCCCGCACAAGGTCGGTCCAACCTAACGCCTGCTTCCACATTTGTCGATACAGGGCCTCCTGGTTGGTGATTGACCGGCCCTGTTCATCAACGGAATGAGCCTCCAGGCCGATCTCGCGTAGAGTATCGGCCTTCAGCTTCACCGGACGTACAGGCGGGGGCTTGCTCATTGGCCTCCTACGTTTCCGTTTGGTGTCAACAGGCATTGATAATTCGCCCGAACCCCCTGGCTCTTGCCGTTGACCACACGGGCATTGGCGATGAAGTGTACGCCGCCGACAGCCTGGGCCTGCAACGTGGGCGTAGTACCAACACTGACGTTGATCCCTTCGTCGTCAACATGGGACTCACCGACGCCATCGAAGGCGAAACTGGCTAGCAACTGTCCGCTGGTTGTGGCCGTTGCCGATCCGGGGTCCAGAAGAGCAACACGGGACGCCGACGCATCGACATCACAGTTGATCGAGTCGATGACCAGCCGCTCCCAGGACTGAATAGGCCGGACGTTTCCGTTGGAGTCGTAGACGCCCACTGCCTGGTTCGCCGTATAGGTGTCCGTCGTATCGAGGGCCAACCTGACGGTTTCCCCTTTTTTCATTCCTTGTGAAGCCATGGGAGTTTCCTTTGTTTAAGCAGACGCGGGGGCAGTGTAGGTAACGGTCCCGTCTGTGTTCACCGTGATGGTCGAGCCGACAGGGACGGGGGACGCGGGAGCCACGCCCGTATACGCAGTGACGAGGGCGGAATACGCATTGCCCATGGTCAGCAAGTCGGCAGCGGACGTGCCGAAGGCATCAAAGGCTGCCTGCGGCCCGGCCGGGTTGCTGTAGATGAACCTGGTAAGGCCGGCAAACAACTGGGCCAACTGAAGCCATTGCTGGTTGGCCTGGGCCGCGTACCTCGCCGCCGTCTGTTGGACCGGAGTGAGAGGGGTGGTGTTGATAATCTGTGGCATAGTTAGTATCCTTCAATGATGATCCAGCCGCTGGAAAACGTTCCAACAGCAAAGGTTACCGTAGTGGTGCTTAGGGTCAGTAGGCTAGCGTCCCCACTAGCGATGTATGTAAAAGCTGGCTGGGTTGTAAACACCGTGGGGAAGGTATAGGACGTGGAGGTTGCATTGACCAAGGCGTTGACGTAGATCACGACCTTCTTGTATGCGGTTCCCGTAAAGGGCATACTGGACACGGTAGAGCCCGACGTACTGCCATTAGTGGTCGTCTGCGATGTGTTAAAATAAATTGATGTCGCAGTCAGGCTTCCGCCGCCGATCGTTATTGTGGTGCCGTTGCTGTAGTAAAGGTGTCCGTTGTGGTCTGCCAGTTTGTTGCCGTTGCCGTAGTAAAGGGTTCCGAGGCCATCTGTTAGTGCCCTGTTGTCGTAGTCGTAGTAAAGGTTCCCACCGGAGTCCGCCAGTATCTGACCGTCCGAGTAGTAGAGATTCCCACTGGCATCCGAAAGATAGGCCCCTGTTCCGTAGTAGAGGTTACTACTGCCGTCAGTCAGGGGTTCTGTATTGACATACTCGAAAGGCCCAGTGACAGGGACGCCGCCACCGCCAGAGGACACTAACTGGTTGCTGTCGTTTATGGTAAATGTAGTGCCATCAACATTGACGCCGATTGCCCCGCCAATGATGGCGAGGCCCTGACCGAGGATTTTAGTGAAACCTGTCCAGAGTGACATCTAGTACTCCTGCTTATTTGAAGGTCGTCCATTTCGGTTGAATCTGATCCGGGCCTACGTACTGCTGGCCCCTGATCCATCGTTTGAACCGATTCATCAGGAAGGCCTTGCGGATCAGGTCGTTCTCTTTCTCATAGTATGCACGCCGTAGAGCCCGCCGCTTATATGACCATGGCACCACGACCAGTATGGCCGGGAGCAGCACGAGGGTGAGCAGTAGGAACACGGTGGGTATCATGGCTTTGTGGTGGGTCGCGTAGTGGGTTTGGTTGTGCGGTTCTCGTAGAAGCACCGGAACCTGTCGAAAGTTCCGACCACGTTGGGCTCGGTCATACTCCTCGCCAGCACCACGGCACTAGCCACATAGGCGTCCGGTGTGATCCAGATTGACTCAGTGGCCTGCCAGCAATTGGGAATGTCTGTGATGCGGTCGTGACAAGGATTACAGCTAAGGATGACTATGGGTATAGCATCACCGTAGTCGTGTCGAAGGCAGTGGCATAACCAGTCTAGGGGCACCGGGCAGCCGGCAAAGGGGCGGCAATCAAAGGGAACGTCATCGGAAGTCGGGAAGATGGCCCACTGGCCCCCGATGTCGTTGCCGTGCCCAACGATCACGATGCACCCCTGGGGAAACTCGGCCGCGATGATATCAATCCAATCCTCGAATCCCGCACGGTCCGTCGCGGTTGTGTCCATTGCCACGATCAGCGGGTACGCCCCGTAGACGATGGGGTTCCCGCCCTTGGCGGGGGAAAGCCCCAGGATCAAAGGGCGAATCGACCGAGTCCCAAGAGGCCCAGCCATAGACCCACAAAGGATAGACATCGACCAAATCATCAGAGAGCATAATAGAACCCTCCATACCAAGCCGGCGATCCGAGCGAAGGCCGGCTTGGGTTTACCTGGCAGGAGTTGGGGAAGTGGTGTGGTTTGTAACATGTGGGTAAACCTTTGTAGTACGATATTAACAACCCATTTGTTCCAAGAGTTCCCGGCTACTATAATACATACTCCCCTATACCATATGTATTACTTCTTTTTCACACAGAGAGAGTAGAAAGTAAATGGGTACGAATTATCGTGCTACAAAAATCTCGCTCAATGCACATGCACGTCAGGAACGATCCCCGCCGCACGCTCCTCAGCCTTCTGATTTTGGCTGAAGTCCCAGTCGTACTTCTGATCCTTCGTCAACTCCCTGGGTGTCCCATCCGCGTTCCACGCACAGGTCGGGTAGTCAACGACATGGGGAACGGGGTCACCCCAGCGGGCACCTTTGGGCGGTTTGGGAGTTTCCTCCGCTTGTTTCTCTCGGGCCTTAATGGCCTCTTCGGCATTACGCTGGTGCCAGGCGGAAGGGGG